AAGCGCCAGATTGAACGTACCAAGAATAAATAACTGTTCGATATTGTTGGCTGTTGTGTGAATCGAAAAATCGAATAACTTTTGCCGAACTCCAGTGACATCAAGACCTTTTGCATATCCTGCAGCGGGCCAAAACCGATACCCTGCGCCAACAACCCCACCGTGCCATGCGTCGGTATAAACGCCATTCACCTTAGGCCAGATGATTGTTTCAGCCGCAGGGATATTTATCGCCAATGCAGCAGCGGTGATGTCATCCCAAGCCATACCAATTTCGCAATATTCCGTGTCGTAAGCCCCGGCGGCGGAATATCGAGCCGTTCGCCACGCGACTAGACCATCATAGATTCGCTCGCTGCCAGATGTGCCATAACGCGCTAATTGATCTACGGTAAGCCCGGAAAAATAGGCCGACTTTACCTTGTGCGTACCTGATCCAGTGCCGGAAAATGTGACTTGAGTGGATAGTGCGGATGTCGTCCACAGGGTGAACTTATTGGCATCTGCGCCTTGCTTGGCGTAATACGTGGTGCCTTTAGTGAGTCCAGTCGGTAGCGTGTTTCCGGCATTGTCCGTAAAGACAACCCCCGTACCATTGCGTAATCCGTGACTCGTTAGATTGACGACATCACCAGCGTCGGTGAACGTGACGGTTTTGCCGTCTTTCCCACCAAAGCAGATCAGGCTATAGACGGTGCCCATTTATTTAACCAACTTTCCTTCGATGGCCACGATGCGGCGTTCGAGGAATTGCATTTCTTGGCGCACGGCGGAAAAGTCGCGCGAGGCATCGGTGCCGCGATAGCGATCGGTGGTGCCTTGCGACATCGTGGTCGATATGGCCTCGACGCGCACTTTCAGCACTTCGATTTCTTTGCTCATGGATTGCGTGGTGAGCAGCGACCAGCCCAGCAGGCCGACGACCATGACTTGCAGGATGGTGCCGATGTGCTGTTCTATCGCCGATGGTAGCCTTCCGTTGTCATCATTCACGCGTCGCGCTCCATTTGAGTTGATTGAATAATCTCGCCGGCGCCGTTGCGCGTGATCTTGGTGCTGGTTTCGCGCGTGGGCAGGCTGGTAATCTTGAGTTCATCCGGCAGCTCGACGTTGACCTCGATCACCGGGGCGGGCTGATCGGGCATGCGGGCTTCGAGTTCGACGGTGACATTCGGGGCGGCGACGTCGACTTGCACTTGCGGTGCGGCTTGCGCGGGGATGAGGTTTTCAATGCGCGTTTCGCCGGCGTTGAACGTGACCGCGGGCGGGGCGTTATTGACCACAAAAGTCGGCGCTGGCGGGACGGCGGCGGGGGTTTCGCGGGCCATCTCGCGCTGGATTTCCATCTTGCGCACTTCGCCATCGGCGCGGGCTTTGGCGGCGAGGACTTCGGGCGCTTTGGCGGGGTCGGCGGCGGGCGCCGGTTCGGGGGCGAGGCCGGATTGCTTGATCAGTTCCTGCTCGGCGGCCAGCTCTTTGATCAGGTCGTCGAATTCGTCGCCTTGCTCGGCGGCGATGCGGGTGCGGCTGGCGAGCTTGTTGGCGATCAGCTTTTCTTGCGCTTCGGCTTCCTTGAGTGGGTCCACCCAGGCCCAGCGGCGGCCCTGGAAGCGGGAGGCTTGGGCAAACTTGAGGAAGCGGTCGGCGGGGAGTTGTTTGCCGGAAATATCAAAGGTGATGCTGCCCGACAGCAGCGCCAGGGCGAGCCATTCTTCGTAGAGCGGAAGGCAGAAACTGGTGATGAGCCAATCTTGCAGAATCATCCACATTTCGCGTTCGGCCAGCTCGGCGATGCGGGCCGACGAATAATTGACGTCAGTCATGTCGCCGGTGAGATTGTGCGCGGCGACATCAAGGCCGGCGGCAAGGCCTCGCAGGCAGGCTTTGAGGAAACTTTCAAAATTCGCGTGCGGGTATTCGGGATTCCAGCTTGTCAGGTCATAGCCTGGCGGCAGCTCAAACATTTCTCCGGCTTCGACTTTGATCTGCGGGATGCCGCCGGAGAATCCATCGTTGCCCAGCGCGTCGGGGGCGTCTTCCTTGCGCGTCATGGCGGCGATCTTGCTGGCGCCGACCTCGGCGGCGATGACGGCGGCCTCTTCAAAGCGGTGGATGGTGCTGCCGCGCACGATGACGGCGTGGAGCCAGGTGATGCCGCGCACTTGCTCGGCGCGCTCGGGCAGGTACAGGTGCACCATGTCGGCGGCCAGCACGCGCTCGACGGGGTTGTTGCCGGCCATGGTGTGGTCGCCGGGGTGATTGCCGCGCACGTAATAGGCGATGGGGCGCAGGGTGCCGTCGATTTCGACGCCCTGGCGCACGACGTTGCCGTTGTCGAGGCGCTGGTTGATGGTTTCGTCGAGGCGGTCGGCCTCGAGCAACTGCAGGGCCATGCCATACGGCAGGCGGCGGTCGCGGACGATGCGGATCAGGGCTTCGCCATCGCGGGCGACGCCTTTGACGGCGGTGCGCAGCAAGGCGGGCAGGGTTTTGTGGCGGCCGGATATGTCACAGGTGCGGCCCCAGCGATCCCAGTGGATTTCGATGGCGTCGTTGGCGGCGCTGTCGAGCGTGGTGGGCTTGTTGGGGTCGCGCTGGTCGCGCAGGGCGCGGACTTGCAGCTTGGGGTTGCTGCGGCCGACGACGTTGGCGGCGACCATGGATAAAAAGCGTTTGCCGTGTTCGTTGTTGGCGGCCAGGGCGCGGGCGCGGGCGCGCAGGATGGGCAGCGCGGCGTCGAGGTCGGCATTGACCGAGCCGGACCAGGAGGCGAGGCTTGAGGTGAGGCGATTGACGGCACCGCCCGCGAAGCCGCCCGCTCCGCCGTTGCCATAGGTAGCGGCATAGGGGTCGGAGCGGGTGGCGCCGGCTTTGCGGCCATTGAGGGCGCGCCACGCGGCGGCCAGGCGTTGCGATAGGCTCATAGTCGGAACTGGATGCGGCCAGCGCTGACACCGAGGCCGCGGGCGATCTGCTCGGCGCGGGTTTCGGCGGCGACTTCGGCCTTGTAGTGCTGACGCATTTTCAGCAGATCGGCCAGCGCGATGTATTTCATGCGGCGCCCGGCGATTTCGTATTCGGCGACGCCGGGGTTGCCGTTTTCGATCCACGATTCGAGGGCGGCGAGGGTCTTGCGGGCATGGCTGCGGGTATCGAGGGCGGCGGTGGCGAGGCCACTGCGCAGATCGGGCAGCACTTCTAGGGTGCCGGTGCCTACCGAGTATTTCTCGGACGTTCCGCCTTCTACCCACGCGGACCACCCATAAACGCCGGCCACATAGGCGGCGGTGGTGGCGGCGGCGACGGTGATGGCGTAGTCATCGCCCGCGGCGGCGGTGATTTCGATGCCGCCGGCGGCGTTTTTCAGGCGATAGTTGAGGGTCCAGGCGCTGGCAGGATAGTCGGACAGGGACTTCGTCCACTTCCATGTGTCGCCGGCGCGCAGGGTGGACGGTTCACTGGTTGGAATGTCTGCGGCCAAAGCGTTACCCCCGCGAAAGATGCCCGCAGAATGCCGCGCGGGGGCGAAACTGTCAGGCCGGCGTGTTTCCTAACCAGGGCTATCCAGGACGCAAGAGGCGGCGGATTTTGCGCACGTATTGCACGGTGACGCCGAGTTCGCGGGCGACGAAGGTGGCCGGGACGCCGGTGCCGTAGCCGAGGACGCTGGACTTTTTAAGCGGCGCGGTGGGGCGGATCATGATGCGTTCCTGGCACATATCGAGGCCGACGCGGCGCTGGATGTCTGGCGGGACGGCGACGCCATAGCCAGAGAGGCGCTTCCAGAATTCATCGATGGTCATGATTTGCCTTTCGGAATGAGGACCAGATAGCCTTGGTCGTGCAGGAGCTTGTTGGCGGTGTGCGTGTCGGCGAATAGCTCGCGGATCCAATCGGCGCCGTTTTCGGTGGGCGTGCCTGGGGTGCCTTCTGGCAGTGGGCCGTCGGTGTAGTCGCCGGTTTCGTAGATGCGGAGGTCGTCGATGATGATGACGTCGCCACCGAGGCCGCCGTGGGCGATCTGCAGCAGCTCGCGCGCGAGCGGCAGGGCTTGCCATTCAGGCAGGCCGGCATCGTATTCGGCGAGGCCAAAGCCGGCGCCAGGGTAGTGTGCGTCGAGCCAGTAGAGGGCCGGTTCTTCCTGGCCCCAGGCGATCAGGCTGATAAAGCGGCCGGATTCCATGCGCAGGATTTCGACACGCGGGTCGTC